AAGGTCGCATATATACTATAGCAGAAAAGATGGTGCAACTTGAAGATAAGTTTATTGACTTATGTTATCAAGGTGCTAATATGAGAGCGTTAGAGCCAGAAGATGTTAAACAATATATTCGCTACATCGCTGATAGACGACTCATCTCATTAGGATTAAAAGGTATTTTTAAAGTTAAAAAGAACCCACTACCATGGGTGGAGGAGATGATTAATGCTCCTGTACATGGTAACTTCTTTGAGAACCGTGTGACCGACTATGCAAAAGGTGCACTCAAAGGTTCATGGGAAGACGTATGGGGAGGAGCCCAATAATGGCAACAAAATATTTTCACTGTGAGAACTGTGAATCAACAGGTAAGGTGACCGTTAAGACTAACGACGTCACTATAGAAGATATTGTGTTTTGTCCAGTATGTGGAGCAGATATCTTTGAAGAAGACGAAGACGAAGAATGACATGGTATTATAAAGGTGAGCCAGTTGAAGAGATTGATGAGAAATATACAGGATTTGTATATATCATTACTAATCTGGTTACTGACAAGAAGTATATCGGAAAAAAACTTTCAAAGTTCTCTAAAACGAATGTTCGAACTATTAAGCTTAAGAATGGGACAAAGAAGAAAAAGAAGATCAGAAGTAAGGTCGAGTCGGACTGGAAGACATATTGGTCTTCATCAAAAGAAGTTATTGATGATGTCAAAATATTGGGAGAGGATAAGTTTAAACGGGAAATCCTAATGTTTTGTTTATCTAAAGGGACAGCCTCATACTTTGAGGCTAAGTTCCAAATGCAGAATGAAGTGCTTGAACATCCTGATAAGTGGTATAATGGGATAGTTAATTGTCGTGTACATAGGAGTCATATAAAATATGAAGATTAGATTAGCGTTTTTAACAATAACTTTAATAGCTGTAGTTGCTGCATATTTCGCTTATGCATCATATATCCAAACAAAGCATTATGAAAATATATTAGTTGAGTTTGATAAGCGATTAACATATAATGCTAGTAGATTAGATAACATACAAGAAGAAGATCGTAAATTAAATGCTGACATAGATAGTCTTAATAATAAGATCAATGCACTTAATGAAAAAATAAGAATTCAAGAAGCATTAATTAATGAAACAAGAGCTAGAACAAAAAGGAAGTAATTATGAAAAGAGTATTGATCACTGGAGGTGCTGGATTCATAGCGCACCATGTAATAACATATATCTTAAACAAAACTGACTGGAACATAGTCACCTTAGATAGGTTAGATTTTTCAGGTAATTTAAACCGATTAGCTGAAGTAGTACCTAATGATGGCAGAGTAACAACTGTTTTTCATGATCTTAAAGCAGAATTAAATCCACAAATCATAAATGCAATTGGTGATATTGATATCATTTTACATCTTGCAGCAGGTTCTCATGTAGACCGGTCTATTCAATTCCCAATGGAGTTTGTAATGGATAATGTTGTTGGTACATGTAATATTTTAAATTATGCAAGGTCATTGCCAAACTTAGAACGATTTATCTACTTTTCAACAGATGAAGTATTCGGTCCAGCTCCACAAGGTATTAACTATGGAGAATATGATCGATATAATTCATCTAACCCATACTCAGCTACCAAAGCTGGTGGAGAAGAACTCGCTGTAGCATTTGCTAATACATATGATTTACCATTATACATCACTCACACCATGAATGTGTTTGGTGAAAGACAACATCCTGAAAAATATATTCCAGTTTGTATTAAACGCGTAAGAGATGGTGAAAAGATTACTATTCATTCAGATCCTACTAAAACAATCCCAGGTAGTAGATATTATATTCATGCTTCTGAAGTAGCATCAGCATTATTATTCATACTTAACTTAAAAGATCAATCTAATGGATCTAAGTTTAATGTAGTAGGTAAAGAAGAAATAAATAATCTACAGTTGGCTCAAATAATTGCTGATGTTCAAGGTAAACAACTCATCTATGAATTATCAGATTTCCATTCTGCTAGACCTGGGCACGACTTAAGGTATGCATTATCTGGAGAATATATGAGAAATCTTGGATGGGAACCACAAATATCACTAAAAGATCGAATATCTCAAGTTGTTTCTTGGACATTAGAAAACCATAGGTGGTTATGAACGATAAAGTAATGACAGGTGTAATGTTCGGCGCAGCTATATCGCTGTCTGCTATCGCAGCGTGGTATTCAATCGCAGGACTAACAGCAATATTTGCTGCTGCAGTAGTGCCTATCATTATCATGGGTGGAATCTTAGAAGTATCTAAGTTAGTCGTAGCCTCATGGTTATATCGCAATTGGACAGAAGTCCCTAATACATTTAAAGTATACTTCACTGTAGCCGTTGTTATTTTAATGATGCTTACTTCTATGGGTATCTTTGGCTTCTTGTCTAAGGCACACTTAGATCAAGCAGTGCCAGCTGGTGACGTAACAGCGCAAGTTACTATATACGATGATAAGATCATGACAGAACGAGATAATATAGCTGCTGCTCGTAAAGCTATATCCCAAATGGATGCACAAGTCGATCAGAAGCTATCAAGATCTACTGATGAGAAGGGTGCAGATAAAGCAGTACAGATCAGACGTTCACAATCATCAGAACGTAAGAAGTTACAGAATGAGATATCAGAATCACAAAAGGCTATCGTTAAGCTACAAACAGAGCGTGCACCTATAGCATCTCAAGCCCGTAAGATCGAGGCTGAGGTAGGTCCTATTAAGTATATCGCAGCATTAATCTATGGTGATACTCTTGATGCTAATGTACTTGAAAAGGCTGTCCGTTGGGTCATCATCATGATCGTACTGGTATTTGATCCATTGGCAGTACTCATGCTTGTGGCTGTCAACTGGTCTCTAAAAAAAAGACAACCTGAAGTAGAACTAGAAAATATAGAGCCTTGGCTTAATTATCCTATTGATCTACCAAAAAGGAAAGCAAAGCCTAAGAAGCGTAAATGGCTTGAACCAGAACCAGAGTCTACACCTCTACCAGAACCAGAGGATCGTTATGATCCTGATGAGTATGTATCCCCAGCCAAGACCATAGAGCAAGAAGTAGACGAGCTCAATAAGCCTTTGAATTCATTGGAAAGATTGAAGCAGAAATACGGCGAACCTAACATCTAATCATTATAAATAGAATATGGGAGAGATATTCAAACTTATAGCAGACGTAGGATTTCCAATAGCCGGAGCATGTGCGGCAGGTTACTTTGTATTCCTTACAGTTAGGTTTATCCTTGAAGGTGTTACTGGATCCGTAAAAGGTATGTCTGGTATCATCAAAGCTTTGGATAGAAGAGTAGCAGCTATGAATCATGATGTTATTCGCATCGACACTAAAGTATCTCATGCATTAGGTATCCCACCAGATTTAGATAGAATTGCAAGAGCTGAGCAATCGGACGCTAGGAGAGACTAGTGGAAGACTTAGCAGATTTAATTAATAAGTATGGGTTTCCCATTATTGCGGCAGGCGGGTTAGGGTACTTCGTCTACTATGTTTGGAAATGGGTAACTGAAGAAATTGACCCTGTTATAGGTGAATCTAATAAAGTTTTAATTGAACTAATCGATCGTATCAGGATGTTAGATAACGACTTGATTAGACTCAATCAAAAAGTGAACGTCATTTTATCTTTAAGAGAGAAGGAACAAAATGAAGCTCACGACAAGGATACTAAGTCTTAGTATTTTATTGACAGGTTTTGCTGTTCAAGCACAACCGCTCCCTGATTATACATTCAAGAGCCCATCATTTAACGGTAATGGGTACTCTGCACACGTCTTGACTATTGAGAACCAAGAACACAATCGCAGAGATGCTATTGAAAAAGAAATCCAAGCAGCTCTTGATAAAGAAAAGAACGAAGCAAAGAATACGAATATATCTAAGTTCCTTAACAACCTAGAATCCCGTATCTATGCACAGATTTCTCAAAACGTGGCGACTGCCATGTTTGCAGATGGTGGTAGTAATGCCGGCACATTAAACTTTGAAGGCAACATCATCAATTGGACAAAGAGCTCTACTGAGATAACTCTTAACGTGACTGATTATGTAGGTAGCAGCACGTCTATATCAATACCATTAGGATCATTTCAGTTCTAATGAAACATTTTTTAATAATACTATCGCTTCTAGTTTTATCTGGTTGCGCGACTTCTACAGTTATTAAAGATGTAGAGAAACCTCTCATCTCTAAAAACTTAATGCAAAAGGAATTCGACATGCTTCCTGGCCCACATGGCAAGAAGCTATCTATTGCTGTATATAGTTTTGCTGATAAGACTGGTCAGAGAAAACCAAGTGCTAACGTAGCTCAACTATCGACGGCAGTTACACAAGGTGCTGATGCATTCCTCATCAAGGCATTACAAGATGTGGGTAAAGGTCAGTGGTTTGATGTTGTCGAACGAGTTGGCTTGGATAGTCTAACTAAAGAGCGTCAGCTGATT